GAGTTCGGACTCGACAAATACATAGACTATGACGCACAGTTTGAAATCAACTTTCAGAATCCTCTCAAGAAGATCCTTGATTGCATCAAATGGAAGATGGAAAAGACCTCCTCATTGGAAGACCTATTCGCATGATCGACACATTCTTACGCCATAACCAAGAGAAGTACCTCGCAGAGTTCGCCCGCCGCCTTCCTAGCGGCTATACGCGCACGGACGCAGGGGAGGTTGCGGTGTTTCATCCGTTAGCCATGAATACCAACAATCCGTCAATCCTTGTCTCAGCAGGGTGGCATGGTGATGAAGAAGGTGCCACTTTGGCACTCATGGACTTTGTGTCAAACGAAGATTCAAAGTTCTACGCGAAGAATCTCAACATTTCATATATTCCCCTCGCCTCTACCTCCTCAAATTATATGGGTACTCGCGGTAACGAAAAGGGAGAAGATCCCAACGCAAGGAATACTTCAAACCAACACTTCTTGAATAACGATGATGAGGCTTCTATTGAAATTCAAGGACTAACAGAAAATATGGATCTCGTCATGCGGCTGTCTACGCAGGGCTATTACACCATGCACGAAGACCCAAGGAACATGGTAGGCGGGGCATACATCTACTACGCAGGTGACGAGGACGAACTGCCATTCATGCTTACGCAGGAATTGGAGCAATGGATGGATGTCAGCGACCCATCAACACTACCCTATCACAAGCAAGGAACATTTGAAGAATTGCTCCACAAGCAGGGAATTCCTCAGGTTATCTGTATCGAAACAAATTCAAATATTCAACAACGCATTCCCGAAAAAGTACGCCGCATTGCACACATGAATTGTCTACGAATTTATTGTGAACATATCGTTGCACTCGGCGTGAAATGATGGTATAATCTTCCCTAACTACAATGAGGTCTACACTATGAGCAACTTTCTGAAGAGCATTCTCAAGGATTCTGGCAACGAATACGCATCACTAGCAATCGATGGATTGGAGTCCGACATTTCGGGCTTCATTGATACGGGGTCTTATGCGTTCAACGCACTATTGTCGGGGACTATTCATGGAGGAATGCCCAACAATAAGATTATAGGTATTGCAGGAGAATCTGCAACGGGTAAAACTTATTTTGCATTGGGCATTGCTCGACAGTTCCTACAGGATAATGTTGACGCTGCGGTTCTTTACTTTGATTCCGAACAGGCGGTCACAAGCGATATGATCAATGAGCGTGGGTTGGATCCCAAGCGCGTGGCTGTATTTCCAATCGCAACTGTTGAGCAGTTTCGCCATCAACTGTTGCAGATCCTTGATGGTTATGGTAAGTTGACCAAAGAGCAGCAGAAGCCTATGATGGTTATTCTTGACTCGCTTGGAATGTTGTCCACGAGCAAGGAAATGAATGATGGTCTAGAGGGCAAGGAAGTGCGCGACATGACCCGTTCACAGGTCATCAAGTCTGTATTCCGTACCATGACTCTTAAGTTGGGCAAGTTGGGTATCCCGCTGATCGTTACCAACCACACTTATGATATTATTGGAGCGTATGTTCCAATGAAGGAAATGGGTGGGGGCAGCGGACTAAAGTACGCCGCATCTACTATCATCTATCTTTCCAAGAAGAAGGAGAAGATCGACAACGAGGTAGTTGGCAACATCATCCATTGTAAGTTGCATAAGGGTCGCCTGACCCGTGAGAACAAGATGATCGATACTCTTCTGACCTTTGACAAGGGACTTGATAAGTATTACGGACTTATTCCTCTTGCATTGAAGCACGGAATCTTCAAGAAGAACTCTACCAAGATTGAACTTCCTGATGGTAAGACTGTATTTGAGTCTCACATCAACAAGAATCCTGAGAAGTTCTTTACCGAAGAAGTACTAAAGGCACTTGATTTGGCGGCTTCCAAGGAGTTCAAGTATGGAATGGAGGAGGCAGAAATCAATGGAGAAGAAGCGATTATTGATTAAGTTCCCGAGCCGATCTCGTCCGGGTCGGTTCATGGAAACCTTTAACCTATACAAGAATATGCTTTCAGGGATGCACGATGTGCAGTTCGTGTTATCCTTTGATGAAGACGATGTGACCATGAACAACAATGCAATGCACAATTGGCTTGCTAATCAGGGTGACAATGTAAAATGGTTCTATGGCTCATCTGATTCAAAGATATCCGCAGTTAATGCTGACATGAATCGTGGGTGGGATTATGATGTACTGCTGTTGGCATCGGATGATATGATTCCTATCAAGGCAGGATACGATGATACTATCATGCGAGATATGGCAGTTACCTACTCCGATTTTGATGGCGTACTACACTACAACGATGGACGCAAGGGCGAGGTATTAAACACTCTATGCATCATGGGCAAGAAGTACTATGACAGATTTGGTTACATCTATCATCCATCATACAAGAGTGTATTCTGTGACAACGAGTTTACCGATGTCAGTCGCATACTACACAAGGCAGTTTATATTGACAATGTAATCATCAAGCATTATTGGATCGATATCGGTGTGGATGCTCTCTATATTCGAAACGAAAATATCTCGTTTTATAATGCGGATGGACAAAATTACATGACTCGTAGAGAAAGGAACTTTGATCTCAATGGCTCTAGCATCAAGTGAAGTTCAATTTAGCGTTCTGATTCTAACTATTCCAAGCAGAGTGGAAAAGTATTGGACACCGCTCTGTCAGCATCTAGATAAGCAGATTGCCGACACAGGAGCAAAGGTTGAAGTACTGACCCTTGCCGATAACAAGGCTATGACCATCGGTGAGAAGCGTCAGTCTTTGCTTGACATCTCCCGTGGCAAATGGGTTGGATTCCTTGACGATGACGATTGGGTATCTGATGACTATATTGCTTCCTTGAGTCAAGCAATGAACGACAAACCTGCTGATGTCATTACATTTGAACAGGACTGCACCGTCAATAGCGATAAGTTCAAGGTAGACTTTCGAGTCGGAAATCCGCACGAACCGTATGTTGCAAATTCAGGGCAGACTTTGATTCGCCGTCCTCCATACCATATGTGCTTTTGGCGTAACAAGATTGCAAAGAATGTACGCTTTCGACCATCATCATATGGTGAAGATTTAGATTGGATTTCGCGGATGTTACCATATGTTACATCAGAGACACACCTAGATAAAGTGCTGCATCAATATCGATACAGCGATGCGACATCAGAAAGTATACAATATGCAGCACAGCGATAATAATACGATCAAGCAAGATATTGCTATATCGGTAGAAGAAACAATTCTTAACAAAGTTAGGCAAACTCTATCGGAACGAAATGTTCCAGAGTTACCTAATAATGTAATTCACACGGATAACATTGGGGAAGTAATTGAAAAACTTTGCATTCTTCATATCAGAACTTGGTTCTTAGAAGACATGGTTGGAGTTGCAACAACAGATGAAGATATTGCTGCCTTGAAGCGCAAGATTGATATCTGTTTCAAACAAAAGAGACCACAATATATTCAAGCAATCAACAGATTGCTTGATGAATCAATCATCAATAGCAAGAGTCTGATTGAAGATTCTGTAAAAATCTACAAGGTTAATTGACTATGAACAAACCTATTACTTTGGTTAAAGACACCATAGGTGAGGATGATATTTCCTCACTTATAGAATGGTTGAATACAAATCCACGATTGACAAAGGGAACAAAGACTGTTCAATTTGAGCATGAATGGAGTAATTGGTTGGGATGCAAATACTCGGTGTTTGTTAACTCAGGTTCTTCTGCAAATCTTGCCATTTTCTATGGTCTTATACTATCGGGTCGGATGAAAAATAAAAAGGTAGTATTTCCTTGCCTGTCTTGGGTAACTACGGTTTCTCCTGCAATTCAATTGGGACTAGATCCTATTTTGTGTGATACTGATAGGAACACTTTAGGAATTGATACTAATAAATTTGAAGAAATTTGCAAGAGAGAAAATCCAGCAGCATTGATGGTGGTTCATGCATTAGGATTTCCGAATGACATGGTAAAACTACAAGAGATCTGCAAAAAGTATGATGTCTTATTGCTTGAGGATTCGTGTGAAAGTGTCGGCACTACAGTAAACGGTAAGAAGACAGGAAACATGAGCCTTGTTTCCTCATTCAGCACATATTACGGACATCATTTCTCCACAATCGAGGGGGGATTTATCTCTACGAACGATTATGAGTTATACAACATTTTCAAGAGCATTCGTTCGCATGGATGGTCAAGAGATTTGGATGAAGTATCAAGAAGAGATCTTCAACTAAAGTATGGTATAAATGATTTTAGAAATTTGTATACATTCTATCATCCTGGATTTAATTTGCGTTCTACTGATCTTCAGGCTATGATTGGTTCTTTGCAATTGAAGAAGTTGGATCAGTTTTGTCAGAAGCGTTGGGAAAATCTAAAGTTATATGATAAATTCATCAAGAACTCATATTGGAAACTGAATATATCTCAATTTGAATATGTCTCTAATTTTGCCTACCCAATTATTCATCCTCGTTCCGCAGAGATAGTTGAAAAGTTGGCAGAAAAATCTGTTGAATGTCGCCCATTGATTGCAGGAAACATAGCCAGACAACCTTTCTTCTATGAGAGATATGGTAATAATGTCTTTGAATTTGCAGACCTAATCCATGAGTATGGTCTTTATTTGCCAAACAATGCAAGCATGACGGAAGAAGAAGTTATGTTTGTGTGCAGTATCGTGAACAATACAATAAAGGAGAACGGCTAATGGCATTACCCATAATTTTTATCCATACTCATCAAGGCATTGGTGATCATATGATTTGTAATGGATTGGTGCGCGAGTTAACAGAAAGAGAAAACGCTGCAATAACTTACCTTGCGGTCAAGAAGGAGAACTATACCAGCGTATCAGCAATGTATGCAGATGACAGTAGAATTCATTGTCTACCTATGGAAAATTGGTTTCATGGCGATCCACATCGTATTCCCATGTCTCTACCACAAGCAAAAATTGCCTCAAAAGTTATTATATCGGGATTCGATAAGTGCAGACAAGATTGGGATGTCTCGTTTTATGATTCTGTTGATGTACCGTTTGAAAAGAGATGGACTTCTTTTAAGTGCCACAGAAATAAAGAACGAGAAGCAAAACTAGAATCAATCATCAACCCCAACAACGAACCTTTTGTTTTAGTACATGATGAACAAGCGTATGCTCCTGATAGATTTGAATTTCGAACAAGAAATGATCTTAAGATCATTAGAGTAAAGAAGGTTGTTACTTCGGATGGATGGGCAGATAATCTAATTGATTGGTATGGAATGTTAGAAAAGGCAACCGAAATCCATTGTATTAGTAGTTCAGTAATACACTTTGCAGCGTCTATAGGCAGAGAGGGGTTCTTCCATGATTTTGGAAGATGTGATGCTTGGGGAGGAAATTTTGTCCTTCCCCCCTCTTGGAAGACTATAGATGAAAGATGGAGACTCAAGCCACATTAAATGTGAGGAGATTGAATATGGAAAATGCGACAATTGTTTATATGACTAGAAAAAATGATCTATGGTTGCTTAATCATAGTATCTATTTTTTGTACTTAAATTTTAATAGACAGGCAAATTATCCTGTAACTATCTTTCATGATGATCTAACATTACATGACATTTCGAATCTGATGAGCAACTTAAACAATGCTTTGGGTTTCATGCCAAACATCAAGTTTGAAAAGTTGCAGTTTTCGTTGCCGTCAACTGTATCCGAAGATCCTTCTCGATATTCTCCTTCTTTAACTCAATTTAGAATGGGATATCGGCATATGTGTAGATTTTATGCAGGACAAATCTTCAACCATCCTGCATTGGAAAAGTACAAGTGGTATATGAGATTAGATTCAGATTCTTTTATCCTATCTAAAATTCATCGTGATCCATTTGTAGTTATGCAAGAAAACAAATATCAGTACTCTTTTATGCAATTGGTACAGGATGTAGATTGGGCGTGTATTGGGCTATGGGATACCACAAAAAAATTCATGGAGGAAAATAAAGATAGCCTCGTCTGCCGTGAATTTGATTGGAATTTAGAACTTTACAATACTAATTTTGAAATTGTGGACATAGACTTCTTTAGAACAAAAGAATATCAAGATTATTTCCGCTATCTGGACAGTACAGATAATATCTTCTACCATAGATGGGGCGATCATGCAATTCGCTATCTTGGCATGAAGATGTTCATGGAGCAAACAAAAATTTGGGAATGTAAAGACTTTTGCTACCAACATGGCGGTGATATCCAAAATAAAGAACTAATGGACATAAACTCCGTTAATTTAGAGCCTGAACCATTTAAGAGTGCTGCACTAGCAGCATACGAAAAATTAGAGAAAATCAAGTGAATCTTGTCATAGGAAATACATCCCAACTCTCGTATTATTTCCCCAACGATTACATCAAGATATCATCAAGAGAAGTCAATGTTGATTCTTTATGTGCCACTCATTGGGATTCGGTATATATTTGCTTTGCAGAACAAAGAACATATCTTGCTAACTCTACCGATGAAGCCGTAAAGAATTTGTTTTGGGATACAAATGTATCCAAAACATTGGACATAATAGAAAAGTTAAAAACTGTTAGTAAAAAGGTGGTATATTACTCTACGGCAGAATTATGGAACAAAACTAATGGCCCTGTTAAAGTAACAGATGAGTTTTCGTATCATAAAAACAGTTATACCGATTCAAAGCGACAGATTACTGATGTCTTGAAGAACAAAGACAAGTATTCGAATATTTCTATTCTGTATCCATTTAATTTTAATGGAGTTTACAGAGGAGAAAAGTATCTTATGGGGAAGATTTTTCGTTCTATTAGAAACAAAGAGCGGATAAGCATAGGAGATGTCTGCTACTATAGAGAAATGTTGCATCCATCGATGGTTGTAGATGCAAGTTTGAAAAGCAATCCTGGTGAAGATATGATTGTTGGTTCTGGCAGAGTAATTTATGTCAAAGATTTCATACAATCTCTTTACAAGAGGTTCGACTTAAGATATACTGACCTAGTTATAGAACAGATAGAAACAGAATCTATCTACAGGAAAAACATCTTCTATTCATCGGAAGAGACCAATACATACAATGTAGACTTGCTGCTCGAACAAACTAGCAAAGAGTTAATGAACGGAGAATTATTGTAATGCATTTGATATTGAAATATCCGACTCGCCACCGACCAATCAAGTTTATGAACAACTTGAATGCCTATTTGGACAAGGCATCAGGAAAGCATAAAATTACAGTTGTAATTACGATGGATATCGATGATTCATCGATGAATAATAATCCATTGCGTTACTATATGAGTAACAAAAGCAAAGATAACATCAATGTTATCTTCTCATATGGCAATAGCGAAGGCAAGATCGCTGCTATCAATCGTGGAGTTCCGTCTACGGATTGGGATATTATTATGTCTACAGCAGATGATATGGAGCCTGTGGAGCAGGGGTGGGATGATATTATTGTACAGGACATGATGCGTGAGTTTCCTGATTTTAATGGAGCCTTGAACTACAACAACGATCCTCGCCTTGAGGCAAAGGGCGCAGAAGGATACAAGACTCTAATTACTCTTCCCGTCATCGGTCGCAAGTTGTATGACCGCTTCGGGTACATCTACCACCCTGCCTATAAGTCAGAGTGGTGTGACAACGAGCAGACAGAAGTATTTGAGAAGTTAGGAGTACTTCGTCACATTGACCGCCGACCAATTGTTCACAAGTGGGCAGAGAATCAGGATGCCCTAATGCAGCGCAATATGCAAATTGGGGCTAGCGTTGATCGTACAACCTATCAAACAAGGCAAGCAAATGGATTTGATGGAATACTTGCGCCAAAAAAGGATATGATTGTTCAAGTAACACTTACTAGGAATGAACTATTCCTATTGAAAGAAATGCTTCCCATTTGGCAAAGATATGCCGATGGGTTTGTGTTTATGGATGATTGTTCGACCGATGGAACTTATGAATTCTTGATGGAGAATGCTAGCAAGTATAACATTCTTTCAGTTCTCAAGACAGACAGATCCAATGATGAGTTGACTGTAGAATCAAATGTCAGACAAAGACTTTTTGATGAAGCATATAAACATTCTGGTAAAATCATTTGTCTTGACACAGATGAATATCTTGATGGGCAAGTTACAAAGGAACAACTAAAGTCCATAATGCAAGACAATGTAGACACAATGTTCTATACTCATTGGATTCAGTACACAGACAAGAACCAAATCCGAGTTGATGGTAAGTGGGAAGTACATTGGGTTGATAGAATTGCATCATATGGAACCCATATTCAGTTTAAGAACAAGCAAAATCACGCAGAGCATTTGCCACTTCCATCAACCCAAAAAAATATAAATTTGCCTCATTTGTTTGTGGCACACCTACAATGGCTAGATAAGAAAACAGTCGCAGTCAAGCAGTACTATTGGAAGGTCTTTGATTATGTGAACCGAGTGAAATTCAATGCTGATGTGATCGACTACAAGGAGTACGATAGGTCTGTAAACGATTTTAATTGGAAATGTGTTTCTTTTGCATTCCCCTTGCGCGTGAGACAAAATATATACTCCGATCAAGATCCATCAAAAGACTACAAGTTTCAGTTTATCCAAGAGAGCGTAACTAAACACAACATCCCTAATCTGAACGATTGGGGAATGAATATTCATAAATCTACATTACAGGGGAATGCATAATATGATTACAGAACAAACAAATTCCGAAAATCCATCATTACATTGGAAATACATTAATTGCAAAGGACGAATTTCATTAGATTTAGGATGTGGCAGATGGGAAACTGTCGAGTATCGGGATCCAAATTGGCCTACGACACCAGAGTATTTGATTCAACAGGGAGCCACCGAGGTACACGCATTTGATATAGATTCGGCAGAAATCGATTGGTATACCACTAATATTACCCCAAAGATGGCAGTATTTCCCGAATGTATGGCTGTACATACAGTAGAAGACATCAGGAGCATAATGAAAAAGTACGCTCCCAAAGCAATTAAATGTGATATTGAAGGTGCAGAACAAGTATTTTTAGAACTATCTGATGAAGAATTTTGCTCTATTGATCATTATGCACTTGAAACCCATTCAACTGCACTATATGATGCATTTGTGCAGCGGTTTAATGACCTAAACTATGAAATCATAGCAGTAATCGATCTAGTACACGCTCCTCCAATGAAAGCAATTTTTGCAGAAAAGAAGAGATGAAAAGTAAAGTATTTGACAATCTATTCGTCTTGGAATTGGCAAACAATCATTGGGGTTCTCTTGAACGAGGCAAGCAAATTGTCCGAGAATTTGCCAAGGTTGTTCGGGACAATAAAGTGAAGGCTGCAATCAAGTTGCAGTTCAGAGATATAGATTCATTTGTCCACAAGGACTTCCAAACCGATGGAAGTGGCGTTGATCTGTCTACTTTGTCAAAGCGCAGTAGATATATTCAAAAGACATCCAAGACAAAATTGACCTATAATGAGATGAAAGAATTGGTTGGCTACATCAAGAAGCACAACTGTATTCCGATGTCTACTCCATTTGACGAGAAGTCCGTTGACTGGTGTGTAGAGATGAATCTACCAATCATCAAAGTTGCAAGTTCCGATATCAATGATTGGATTCTACTCAACAAGATTGCAGATACAAAGAAACCAGTTATCCTCTCTACTGGTGGCGCAAACGATAAGCAGATAGATGATGTCGTAACATTCTTTACTAATAGAAAAATATCCATCGCCATAAACCATTGCGTGTCAAAATACCCTAGCGAAGATAATGAACTAGAGTTGGATCAAATTGATTACTTGAAAGAGAAGTATCCCGATCTAACAATTGGTTTATCTACGCATGAGTACCATGATTGGCACTCATCTATGTACATTTCCTATGCAAAGGGTGTACGAACTTGGGAGCGTCATATTGACATTCCATATCCTCCCGACCACGAACAAAAGGAAGTTTCCAAGTATTGTTCATTACCGTATCAAGTTGATGAGTGGTTCAAGACTTTTAATCGCGCAAAGATCATGTGTGGTACTTCTACTACGATGAGAAGAGTGATAGATGATAAGGAGACCAATTATTTGGAGGCTCTATATCGTGGTTTATATCTCAAGGAAGACTTGAAGAAGGGTACTAAAATCACGCTTGACCATCTCTATAGTGCAATTCCTTATCAAAGGGAGATTGGGCATATCACTTCTCGTCAGTATTTTGACGGCGACTTTATATTGATTCGAGATCTCAAGAAGGATTCTCCTCTAACCAAGAACGACATTTCATAATATGAAGGTTGCTGATATTGTCATCAAGTTCCTAGAAAATAAGGGAATAGACACCACTTTTACCGTATCGGGTGGTGGATGTATTCATCTTATCGATGCGTTGCGGCGATCCAAAATGCAGGTTGTGTGTCCTCACCATGAGCAATCCGCTTTGATGGCAAGCGAAGGATACTATCGACAAGCAAATCGAATGGCTGCAAGTGTGGTAACTACAGGTCCGGGTGGTACAAATGCCATAACAGGATTATTGGGACTATGGTTAGATAGCATCCCGTCTATTATTATTTCAGGGCAAGTTCCTCGCAGCCAATTGTCGGCGGGAACTGGATGTAGGCAAATAGGCGATCAGGAATTTGACATTGTTGGCATTGTGAAGTCAATGACAAAGTATGCTGTGATGGTTAACGATCCACTAGACATACTTTCCGAACTTGAAAAGGCATATCGGATTGCATTAGAAGGAAGACCTGGTCCGGTTTGGATCGACATTCCTTTGGATGTACAAGGTGCAAATATTAATCCTGATGAATGTCATATCTCAACCTACGATTTGCCTTCATCAACTATCAACAGAGAACAAGTCGAACAACTTGTTTCTTTGTTGCAGTCCTCAAGTAAGCCCTTGATTATTGCTGGCAATGGGGTGCGATTGTCAGGTTGTTATGACAAACTCAATTCATTCTTAACTGCAACCGGTATACCTGTGGTTACTGGCCCGCATTCGGGTGTTGATGTAGTTGACAACACTCTTCCAAACTACTGTGGAAGAATCGGCATTCTTGGTCAGATGACATCAAATCAAATTGTCCAAGAAGCAGATCTGTTGATTGGATTGGGAACACGATTGCCTGTTAAGATGACGGGCTATAATGTAGCAGAGTTTTCACCGCTTTCTAAAAAAGTTATTGTTGACATAGATCCAAATGAAATAAACAAGCATAAGTTTAAGATTGATCTTCCTATAGTCGGAAATTTATCGAATTTGTTTGATCTCTTTGATGGTAGTAACTTGACTTTGAACATTTCGGAATGGCAGAGTCATGTATTGGAACTACGGAAGCAACAGAGATATTTCTATCCCAAGCATGAGGGGTTGAAAGAGTACGCTAGTTTATACTATCTAATGAACAAGGCACCAAAAATCTTTGGATCAACTCCCATAGTCACAAGCAATGGAACCGCCCATGTAGTCACTTTGCAGACATATTGCCTCAATAAAGGACAAAGACTCTTCACAAATGTAGGGTGTGCCAGCATGGGTTATGGGTTACCCGCTGCAATAGGTGCTTGTATGGCTAACAAAAAGCAGCCAGTAATCTGTGTAGAGGGGGATGGGAGTTTAATGATGAATCTCCAAGAATTGGAAACAGTTGTTGGATATAATCTTCCTTTGAAGATACTGGTTGTGAACAACGATGGTTATCTATCGATAAAACTTACACAGGAATCGTTCTTCAATGGGGCTGAATTTGCAAGTAGCAAAACAACCGGAGTTACAATTCCTTGTTATGAAAAGGTAGCAACTGCTTTTGGACTACCATATATGAGTATTCGGTCTAATGATGAAATTGAAAAAGTTCTATTAGGCATGATGGAAATGGACGGCCCTTGTTTTGTGGAGGTTTTCACGCATCCCAAAGAGAGACACGAACCAAAGGTAGTTCACAAGGGTATAGACAAGGATGGAAAAATTATTCCCGGCACCTTGACAGATATGTACATTTCTGATACCTTCTAACTCATTGGGAGGTTTTATGCGAGTATTTTTGACAGGTGGAAAAGGTGGAATAGGAACAGTAATACGCACAGCATTTGAGCGTAATGGAATGGAAGTAATTGCTCCCTCTTCGACAGAACTAGATTTAGGAAACAATTTTGATTGTTCATTATATCCAGAGGTAAATGGGCTTGTTCATTGTGCTGGTATCAATCTACTATCAAAGCATGACGAGATGGATCTTGATTCATTCTCTCGCCTATTTGCAATAAACACCATGAGTTTTGTATCGCTTTGCTCTAAACTGCGATTTGCCCCGCGTAGCAGCATAGTTGCTATTGGATCTCTGTACGCAACAGAAACAAAAGAAGAACGCATTCAGTATGCCATGTCCAAACACGCTCTATATGCAGCAGTAAAGACAATAGCCTTGGAAAAAGCAAAGCAGCAGATCAAGGTAAACATGGTGTCTCCTGGATTTGTTGATACTCCTATGACAAGAAAGAACAACACAGAGGATAGGATTCGTTATCTTAACTCTACTATCCCGTTGGGATTGGTAGATGCAGACCAGATTGCGTCTTTGTGCGTATACTTGCTGTCCATCAACACAGCAATTACGGGTCAAAACCTAATAGTTGATGGTGGCTATTCGCTAAAGGGAGCATGACATGACTAATACATTTGTTATTGATGGAACAACATTTGCATTAGAAACCGAGCGTTCAAATGAACTGACAATCCGTTCTCATCCTACGGATTACAAAGTAGTGTTTGAGCCGTTTGAAAACAAGTTCACCAATAACCAAGTTGTTTTAGTTGACAAGCGCGTAAGGGAACTCTATGGCATCTCTCATCACAAGTTGATAGAGGTGGAAGCCATTGAAGAAAACAAGAATATAGACACGGTTCTGCGTGTATGTGAACAGTTGTTGCAGTATGAGTTTGATAGAGGTCAAACTTTGATTGTCATCGGTGGTGGTATTGTGCAGGACATAGGAGCATATACCGCAAAGACATTCAAGAGAGGTATTGAATGGGTATATGTACCTACTACCTTGCTTTCTCAATCCGACAGTTGTATTGGTGGAAAGACGGCATTGAATTTCAAGAACTATAAGAATCAGTTGGCTCTCTTCTCCGCACCAAAGAAAGTCGTGATTGATGTCTCTTTCTTAAAAACTCTGTCGGAACGCGATATGATTTCTGGCTATGGCGAAATCGCTAAGTTGTTTATTACCGGCGGCAGTTACTACATCAATAACTTTGATGCGTTTGATATTGAAACTACCATATACCACTCACTTTCAATCAAGAAAGCCATAGTCGAAGTGGATGAGTTTGAAATCCGAGAGAGGAAATCTCTGAACTATGGGCATTCGTTTGGTCACGCAATTGAGTCTGTGATGAACTATGAGATCCCTCACGGAGAAGCCGTGTTGCTAGGAATAGAGTTGATCAATCGCCTATTCACAAACTCCTCGCTGATAACGGATGTGGTTGAGAGGTTTACTTCTTTAAAACGATTAAAGAGGATTGATATTGATGCCTTGATTCGCGCCTTGAAGACCGATAAAAAGATCTCAAATGGGATGATCACATTTGTAGTGACTCCATCTGTAGGCGAAACGGTGTTTGTTAGAAGTGCAATAAATGATGATGTCAAGGATAGAGTAAATGCGATACTTGCTGATTGATTTTGGAGCATCGTTTATAAAGACGATGATCTATGACAGTTCTGATGATAAGCATGGAAACATGGTATCTACGGTATCTCCATTTCAGGGAAGCAATATCATTTCCAAGTGTGATTTGTTTCGGATTCTTGAAGAGATTGTTGAACAGCATCTTCCTGTCGAAGCAATCGTGGTGTGCAGTATTCTTGGGGGAGGATGGATTGGCGACACATACTATTCTTGGAAATCCATCGTTGCTGCTCCAAAGAAGTATTGTCTGATAGGCGGATTATTTGCAGATGAACCAACCTATCATCTGCATTGTCATCATGGGGGTGATGTTGATAGACTTCTACCTATTGGTTTTGTGAAGGGGGTGGTGGTTTATAGTCCTCTTGGTGATACAAACTGCGTAGTTGAATCATTGGATCTACAGGAAGATGAGTATGTAATTAACATTGGTACTGGGTCACAAGTAATACACAGAACCGAATCGGGCATCAATATTGTTAAATTTTTTCCCGCAGGAAGAGCCTTTCTAGTGTTTGAAAAATTCTTTGCTGCATTTGGTGTTGATTTCTTTGAGCAGTTGGATAGAATCACAGAACAGCAAGTCTACGATAGCAATCTGACTGTGGATCTGAATGTGTTTCCGCAAGCCAAAGACTTTTTAGGTGGCGGCTCCATTCAAGGTATTCTTGAAGAAGGATTCACGCTTACAAATCTATTGGGATCTATTCTTCGGTGTTTTGTATTGCAGTATGCATCTCATCTGATTTTGCCAACAAAGACCAAGATTCGTTTGGTTGGAGGTATACCAAATAAACTTCCAATTTTGAAACAACTTTTTTCGCACTACTATACGGGTAAATTAATTATGATCAGTAATTCCACCGTATCAAATACTCATGTGGGCATGATCAAACTAATTGGGAGATATTTGCCATGAAGGTATTAATTACAGGTGGTAATGGTTACATTGCTTCAAGTCTAAACCGAGGGTTGAATTCATCACACGACATTACCAATATCACTAGATTGAATTTTGATCTTACTGATTCAGTAGAAGTCAAAAAGTGGTTTCAAGGTAAATGGTTTGATGTGGTTATTCATACGGCAATAGTAGGAGGAAGCCGTCTACAGACAGAGGATGAACGAGTGATAAGACAGAACCTTCTGATGCACTACAACTTATTGGCTAACAGAAATAGTTTTGGAAGATTTATAACCTTTGGTTCCGGTGCCGAAACATTTGCTCCCGATACTCCATATGGTATAAGTAAACGAATTATTGCGGACTCTATACAGGCAACAGCCAACTGGTACAACTTACGCATATTTGCGGTGTTTGATGAAAACGAATTGAATACCCGTTTCATTAAGGGAAACTTAATACGGTATTTGAGAAAGGAGCCAATGCTGATACATTCAAATAGATTGATGGATTTCTTCTATATGAAAGACTTGGTTTCTTTGGTTGATCACTATCTTATGACAGATAGCCCCTCTAAAGAAGTAAATTGCTCATATGCCGACAAATATACCCTCACTAATATCGCGGCTATGATCAATGAGTTAGGAACACATAAAGTTCCAATTATAGTAGAAGAAGTTGGAAAGTTGGGAGTTTATTGTGGGGATGGCGAATCTCTACCAATAAATACCATAGGATTACGAACAGGCATCCGCGAAACATACAAGGCTTTGTTAAAAGAAGAGCATACATTATGAAGATTCCCTCATATAGCATTACCATCCAAACTTATGTCCATCGGTTTGAACCATACTTCAAACCCCTCTTGGCAAGAGTACACAAACAAAGACCTAATGTAGAGAAGGTTGTTTTTGTCAACGGACAGCACAAAGAAAAGTTTGACGAAAACTATCGTAGAGAGATGCTTCAGTACGCATCGTATTTTTCGAATACCTTTCTGTTGATGTCTCCCATCGTGCGTGGGTGTGCGTTCATGTGGAACAACTCAATCAACTATACAAGTGGGGAATATGTGCTTGTATTAAGCGATGATGTAATTGTTCTTGATGGATTTTTTGATGATTTTGAAAATATGTTGGCACACAATCACCAATTAGGTGACGAATCATTTAGAATCAATACTCATTGGGGACATTTTTGTATGTATCGAAAAGACCTTATAGATGTAGAAAAAATTGGATTTTTTGATGAGAGGCTTGTTGGATTCGGAGAAGAAGATTATGATTGGATGTGGAGATATCAAAATCTTCACAATAAACATATGCGTAATTATGGCACCAATAAGATGCCATACAATACTGATGATGCGTGTCTTCCTGGTAAAAATACAAGAACCCACAGCAATAGTAAGTATAGTGCATTCAATCGTGAGTTTATGGAAAGCAAGATGGAACCTGATCCAACTGGTACAAATGATGGGTGTGGAATTTCTAGAGGGTTTGCACAAAAAACAATACCAGGAATGGAGACACCTAATTTCTATCCTGGCGAAACTTGGTATAGAAGCAACATACAGAAACTTTGAAAACTGTTATGAACAACAATAATAAAATATCAGTCTATGGGGGATCAGGCTTTATTGGAAGTTCCTTTCTATCGGCGTTTCCATCACAAACAATACAGATACCAAGAGATCAAAATACACCAATGTCCGATGAGGTGCTATATTTTATCAGTACAAACCACAACTACCATGTATTTGATAATCCACACCTAGACATTGATACCAATTTAACCAAGTTGATTGATGTATTAGAGGCTTGTAAAAATAGTAGTAGAACCTGCACATTTAACTTTATTAGTTCTTGGTTTGTATATGGAAAAAAGAATAAGTTTCCTGTCATGGAAACAGATGAATGTCATCCTGAAGGATTCTACTCAATCACAAAATATGCAGCAGAAAGATTGTTGGTATCATACTGTGATACCTTTAAGATGAAGTATCGTATTCTTCGTTTGACTAATATCATTGGAGAAAATGCAACAGAAGTATCAATCAAAAGAAATGCCTTGCAGTATTTGATTGAAACTTTATTCGATAACAAAGAAGTAAAATTATACAATGATGGATCGGATATGCGAGATTTTATGCATATCATAGATGCTTGTCGGGCTATTATGAAATGCATTGAAAATGCTTCAATCGGAGAAACCATTAATATCAGTAATTCAGATCCTCATACCATAGGAGAACTTGTTCGTTACGCTCAAAAACGCATGGGAGGTAATGGCAAGATTATTAGCGTGGAACCTCCGGATTTTCATAAGGTAGTTCAGAGCAAAGATATGCATTTAGACAATATCAAGTTATTATCGTATGGATACGCTCCTTCTATCAATACATATGATGCAGTAGATCGAATAGTAAATTATATTATGGAAAGAAAAATACAAAATGTATCGTGAAACAAAAACAAGAAGTTGGACAAAATCAATATTGTGGAGGGTAATCGCAACCGCAAACAGTTTTGCTATTTTGACTTCTGCTTTAACAGATAAACCCTTGACTAACGCAATCTATATGAACATAACAGGTCTGTTTATTTACTACTTTTACGAAAGAATATGGAATTATATTTTTTGGGGTAAAGTAAAGGTAACAACAAAAAATCTAGAACAAGAAAAGGATAATTAAAATGAATAAAGTTATGATTGTAGGCGGTGCGGGATACATTGGAACTCTACTTTCAACTAAACTACATGAACGCGGATATGATGTTCGTGTAGTAGATCTTATGTGGTTTGGTAATAATCTACCGCAAGTACTGAAAGAGAAGGCAAAGGTTGCTGATGTGTTTGACCTAACGCAGAAAGATCTTGAGGGATTTGATTCGGTTGTCTTTGTTGCTGGACTTTCCAACGATCCTATGGCTGACTATTCGCCAGCGAAGAACTTTATTTCTAACTCCGCTAGCCCTGCTTACCTTGCTTATATTGCAAAGAAAGCAGGAGTGAAGCGTATGGTATATGCTAGTAGTTGCTCTGTTTATGGATATGCAGTTGATCAGTTTTATGATGAGACTGGCCCTACTACAGCAGTCTATCCATATGGTATCTCTAAGTTACAGGGAGAGAAGTCAGTACTGCAATTGGCAGATGATTCATTCTCAGTAATTGCTTTTAGAAAAGGTACAGTATCGGGAGTAAGTCCTCGTATGCGATTTGACCTAGTGGTCAATGCTATGTTCAAGACTGCAATGTCTACGGGAACAATTACCATGAGTAATCCTGCAATTTGGAGACCCATCTTGTCCATCAGGGATTGTGTTTCTGCTTACATCCGAGCAATTGAATGTGATCCTACGATCTCTGGTGTTTTCAATGTTGCTTCGGATAACTGCACTATTGGACAGATTGCTGATATTGTAAAAAATACAATAGAAGCCACCACAAAAACAAATTTAAAAATTATTAACAATAATGTTAAGGATGTTCGCAACTATAAGGTTAATTGTGATAAAGCAAAGACGGTTTTAGGATTCTCACCTACCTGTGGGGTGAAGCAGATTGTCCAAGATTTATTAGATAATAGAGAGATTTTTGGTGACATGGACAACCCTGCGTATTACAATATCAAGACCTTTATTGGAATGGAGCAACCAACATGATGGACATCAGTATTGACAATAAGAACAAGCAACTACAGGAACTTGTTAAGGATCGCTTAACAGCAAACAAGAAGAAGTGGATACCTGGCGAGAGTTGGGTACAGTATGCAGGAAACTACTTTACAGAAGATGAGTATGTTGCTGCTATTGATTGTCTACTTGGAGGATGGCTTGCTCTTGGTGAGAATGGATTTAGATTTGAACGAAACTTTCGAAGCCGCCTTGGCAAGGATCACGGTGCGCTTGTAAATAGTGGATCAAGTGCAAATCTTCTTATGGTATCTGCTTTAAAGTCCAAAAGACTATTTGGATTCAAGCCAGGAACAAAAATCATTACACCCGTAGCGGGGTTTCCAACCACAATCAATCCCATCATTCAAAATGGGTTTGAGCCGGTATTTGTTGATATTGAGTTGGATACTTTGAATCTAAATGTAGATCAAGTAGAGGAAGCCGCAAAGCAGGGAGCAAAGGCTCTTATATTTGCCCATGTATTAGGCAATTGTCCAAATATGGATCAAATTATGGATATCGTAAAGCGTTACGATTTGATTCTTCTTGAAGATTGTTGTGATGCACTTGGAACTACTTACGATGGCAAGTTGCTTGGTAGTTTTGGTACATTTGCATCTTGCTCATTTTATCCCGCTCATCACATCACTCTAGGCGAGGGTGGATTTGTTGCTTGCCAAACAGAGGAACAGAATATCGTAGTGAAGAGTTTACGCGAATGGGGAAGAGGCTGCTACTGTTATGGTGCTGCTGCGTCTTGTCTAAAGAATGGGATGTGCAAGAAGAGGTTTAGTAATTGGTTGCCAAGTCTTCCCGATGAAGTGTTTGACCACAAATTTGTTTATGAGGAAATTGGATATAATCTAAAGCCCCTAGATCTACAGGCTGCTATAGGTCTTGTTCAACTTGAAAAATTAGATGAGATTATTGCTATCCGTAAACACAATTATGCTCGTCTGTTTGATGTATTTGCAAAGTATGAGAATTATTTCCATATGCCACGCGCAAATGCAAAGACAAATCCGTCTTGGTTTGCATTCCCATTAACCGTTCGTGATGATGCACCATTTAAGCGCAAAGATTTAACTATGTTCTTGGAGAACAGTAAAATTCAGACAAGAAATTATTTTGCAGGTAACATTTTGTTACAACCTGGCTATTCTGAAGTAGCACCTCATATTGATGCAAAGAAGCAATTTCCTGTTGCAACAAAGGTAACAACAGATACCTTCTTCTTGGGCGTAAGTCCAGTCATTACTGACGAGCAACTTGATTATGTTGGTAAAACTGTAGATTCCTTCTTTGAAAGCAGAAAATAATATATTATCTCCGCTTGACTATAAAGGATTTTCTGTTATAATATCCTGAATGCCAAATGACCGTATTGAAACCTTAGTCCTCCGTTCGCTTATTCATGATGAAGAATACGCACGGAGGACTTTGCCTTTTCTAAAGCCCGAATACTTTATGGATCGCACCGAGCGTGTGGTCTACGAAACCATTGCAGGGTTTATCCTGAAGTACAACAAGACTCCTACGATTGAGACCATTACAATTGATCTCTCCAATCGAGAGGGAACATCTGAGGAGGAGTTCAAGCAAGGAAAGAAATTGCTAGATGAACTTATCTCCTTCGATAAACCTGATACCAAATGGTTAGTCGATGCTACTGAGAAGTTCTGCCGTGACAAGGCTGTCTACAATGCCATCATGGAATCGATTCAGATCATCGATGGTAAGGGTACAAAGACACAGAATGCCATTCCCGAAATACTAACAGATGCATTGGCAGTCTCCTTTGATACACACATTGGACATGACTTTATCGAAGACCACAATGAGCGGTTTGACTTCTACCATAAGGTCGAACGCAAGATGCCGTTTGACTTGGAGTACATGAACAAAATTACACAGGGTGGTGTTCCGAGCAAGACTCTGAATGTGATCCTCGCAGGTACGGGCGTGGGTAAGAGTCTGTTCATGTGTCATCATGCTGCCAACTGCCTCATCACAGGAAACAATGTCCTCTACATCACTTGCGAAATGGCAGAGGAGCGTATTGCAGAACGCATTGATGCTAACCTCATGGACATCTCACTTGATGATTTGAAGAAATTGCCTAAGGATATCTACAGCCGCAAGATGCAGCGTATCATGTCCTCTACCTCTTCTAAGTTAATCATCAAGGAATATCCAACTGCTACTGCAAATGCAATGCACTTTGAAGCCCTCTTAGATGAACTGCGACTGAAGAAGAACTTCAAGCCAGACATTGTGTTTATCGATTACCTGAACATTTGTGCATCTAGTCGCTTCAAGGCAAACGCTAATGTCAACTCGTACACTTATGTCAAGGCGATTGCAGAAGAACTTCGTGGCATGGCAGTCAAGTATGATGTTCCAATCTTCACCGCTACACAGACAAATCGTGAGGGGTTTTCTAATAGTGATGTCGAACTAACAAATACAAGTGAGTCATTCGGTCTTCCTGCAACAGCAGACTTTATGATTGCTCTAATCTCCACCGAAGAACTTGAGGAATTAGGGCAACTCATGGTCAAACAATTGAAAAATCGTTATGGTGATCCATCTGCATACCGCCGCTTTGTTGTGGGTGTAGATCGAAGCAAGATGAAGTTGTTTGATCTTGATGCACAGGCACAAAAGGGTATTTCACGAATGGGTGGAAAGGGCGATGAAGAAAAAGTAGAAGTACCTGAAGGCGGCAATAGTTTTAAAACTTTTCGTCAGCGTTCAGATGAGAAATTTTCCAAGAGAAAGTTCGAGAATTGGTCTTGATCGTATAAATATAAAAAGGATTGAATACAATGAAGAATTATAACGGCATTTCATTACAGCACGAAACCGAAGCAGGGGCTTCACATCAGACCGCCTTGATTTGGGCAGTAGAAAATACAACTGGAGATGTATTGGAATTGGGTTGTGGTGATTATAGCACGGAACTACTACATAAACTACTTGAAGGGACAGGCAGAAAATTAGTTTCTGTTGATGATAATTACGAATGGACAAATAGGTTCACTCATATGGCTAATGATAACCATGTATTCAAAGTAATAGATAAAGACAAATGGTTTGTAGCAATACATGAATTTACAAAAGTTGAATGGGGGGTTGTTCTTGTTGATCAAGGATATGATGCATCTGGAGATACATCTAGATTTTACTCTGTAAAAAAACTTGTAGATCATGCAGAATATGTTATTGCACATGATGCCGATTTATTGCCACATATGCAAATCAAAGACTACAACTGGAAGATTTTTTATCCAAAATATACTCCAATTGTATGGAGAAAAGGCCCACCCACATATATTATCTCAAACAGACATAATTTAAGTGAAGTGGCAATTGCAGAGGATTGACCTCTTGACAACAACTTGCTTCGTGATATACTACCATTCATGTACAGATTACACATCGACATTCCATTTGATGCTTGTTCGGTAGAGGAAGCACAAGAGAAAGCAAAGCAACTCCTCAATGAACTCTCCATTAACAACAATATTCAGTTGGGTCATCTCGCTGAAGAACTCAATTATCGATTGGGTAATGATGAAGATCGTCAGCGTTCGAACTATCTTGATATCAATCATAAGGGGCATTGCTCAAGTAAGAAGTCCACAATACGATTTTCGTAATGAGAAATGTCCGACTTGTGTTGAGTGTGGATGTGCCACATATAAGACACAAAGAGATCATACTTTTATGATAGGTGGAAATGAAGAAGTTCGCTCAGAGCCATTAGTAAAGGCTACAGTTGTTTACAACTCTACTGTATTTCAATGTACCAATCTAAAGTGCGGACGATACTATATGGGGCCTGAAGCAACGCAAGAATTTGAACCGATACATAAGGTGTTAACAAAAAGCATCAAGACATACAAGAGATTGTAACACATGGGACGAGGGGGTCTTTGGTTGGCCCAGATGAGTTTATACCTCTTCGGCACAGGTTCGATTCCTGATCGTCCTACTCGCAACTACTTACACTATTAACTTTTTAGGGAGATTATTATGCTGATTCCGAACACAAATTACATCATCGTTGAAACCACCAAGGAAGTCTTTGAATCTCATGTCGATGGAAATGTTGATAGCCGAATCGGCTCTCGACTTCCTGTCCTTGTTGGCAAGATTTACGCTATTGGAGATAGTCAGTTCTCTGATAGTCCTGTAATGGGCGATGGACGCTCGTTCTCATGGGCGCGTAAGCCTGATGCCTTTCCTTTGACTCATAACGAAGAAGTCATTTGCCAATATTGGGAACACGCCACACAGCACGAAGACAAATACTTATTCCTTGTTATGAAGGAAAGTGTCCTTGGAGTATATCGTGATCGTCAAGAAGTCGAATCTAGCCTTTTTGATAATATGCAGCCTGAAATCGAATTGGTATAACCTTACCACGATGGGTCGCTGACCCCAAAGATCGCGCCTTTGGCATGACAACCCCCCTTATACGGGGGTTGTTTCTTTAGAATTGAGGTTTGCTGAAGACTAAATACCGTGATGATAGTCAACTTTTCGAGTCTGATTACCCAACCACAACGAGTCTGCCCCATGAACGAGGCGGTGGAGACTCAACACCTTGAGCATATTGAAGATTTGATGTTAAAAGATTTGGATAATGGTATATCCAATTCCATGTTGCTAATGACCAATATTGCCAAGTCCTTGGCTAGCAGTACCCCAACCGCCAAAATGGTCATTACGACAAAATGGGATGGCGCACCTGCTATCGTGGCAGGTAAACACCCATCAAACAATGAGTTCTTTGTTGCTCTAAAACACGCAACGACCTCCAAGAATCCAAAGATAAACTTTACAGCAAAAGATATTAAGACCAATCACGGCGATAATGCTGACCTACTAAGCAAACTCACCCTTTGCTTGGAATATTTACCTTCGGTACTTCCTTCCACGGGAGTCTACCAAGGCGATCTGATGTTTAGCACCAACTCTAGAAAAGAGATGGATATTGATGGAGTTAAGAACTTTGTATTCCGTCCGAATACTATCCTCTATGCAGTTCCTGTTGGTTCACCTCTAGGCAAAAAGATAGGTGCTGCTAAGTTAGGAATTGTGTTCCATACGGTATATACAGGCAAGTCTGATACCTTGCAGGGAATGAATAAAGGAACGCTTGCTTCTTTGGATGGATTTAAGCAGACAACGAATGTATGGTTTTCTTCAGCCACTCTTCCTTCGCCTCCAACAGGTAAGACATTCATTACTGCAAGCGATTCTTCACAAATAACGGCACTTCTTAAATTAATGAAACCTTTGGCTCCCAAGACCAAGTCATTCATCAAGATCGTATTCAAGTCGCATAAGACTGATATCTTTGATGAACTAACACCTTTTATAAATTCAGGTGTCAGAGCAGGAATTTCAAAGTACGATTCCTCTAAATTGAAAACGCATATCGCTTCAAAATATGACTTGGCAATTGCTAAACTAAAGCAAGCAAAGAATCAAGAACTGAAGCAAAAGGCGAAGATAGATGCATTAAAGTTTATTGATGCCTATGCTTCTCAATTCGATCAGATGTTTCAACTGCACTCTCTTATTAGCGAGGCAAAACTCATAATCATCAAAAGACTTTCCGAAGTCAAGACTATTGGAACTTACCTACCTACAACTACTGGTATCAAGGCAACGAATCCTGAAGGCTTTGTTGCTGTTTGTGGTGATACCTGTCAGATGATTAAATTGGTAGATCGTATTGAGTTCGCACAGGCAAACTTTAACCTAGCCAAGGATTGGAAGTTATGAAGACCTTTTTAGAAGCAACAAAAAGTAAGAAACCCGCAAAGAAGTCTGTAGTCTTTGCATATGGTCGCATGAACCCGCCCACCACAGGTCATGGAGTTCTTGTAAAGAAGGTTATCGATGAGGCAAGTTCTCGCGGAGCAGATCACTTTATCTTTGTTTCTAAGTCACAAGAGCCAAAAAAGAATCCACTCACGCACACACAAAAGGTATCCTATCTTCGTAAGTTGTTCCCACAGGGCAACTTTCCGCTGAACAAAGCAGTAAACCCATACGAGGCTGTTCTGTATCTGTGCGACTTGGGATACACCGATATCACCATGATTGCAGGAAGTGATCAGGTTGAAAACTTCAAAAGCATTGTGAACTACAAGGGTAAGATTGCAGAGAAAGATCCTAAGAAGCGCAAGTATTCCTTTGATACTTTCAATGTTGTTCAGGCAGGAGAAGAGCGCGTAGAGAAGATTACTCTCGCAGACATTGATAAGATGCTAAAGAAAGGCAAGACAGTCGATCCAATGTATATGTCGGCATCTCTCATGCGGGCTGCTGCATTCGCCAAGCGTTTCGATATATTTGCTATCGGCATTCCTGGTAACAAGACTCTAGCCAAACAACTTTACAATGATGTTCGAAAGGGCATGGCACTCAACGAAGAATATATTCCAGAAGCCAAGGATGATCCAACGGACAAGGTTACCATTCTTGCTCTTACTTCATCAGATAAAGACTTGAGTGATACTATTGAGAAGATGCAGGAAATCTGCAAAAGGCGTAAGATTGAATTCTATGCTGTTAAAACTTCCAAAGCACAAATTGATATTTCGAATGTGATTGCCAACAAGATTGTAATTAAGAACTACGATGGTGAAGGAAAAGATATAGCAATTGTTCCTGGCGATACTGTAGCAATTGTTCGTGGTGGTGTAATGAATACCGACATCGGTGTTGCTATTATGACTATCTTGCAGAATAATGGCGTATTCATGATTAATGAGCGTGGAGGAATGGAACTCTGTGCAAATAAGTTAGAAACTGCTATTGCTCTAAAGAAGCATAATCTTCCACATCCTCGCACCGCTTTTGTTGCGGCTGAAGAGAATATTGAAACTGCTGTTAAAGAGATTGGTGGCAAGTTCCCTGTTATTGTGAAGACTCTCACAGGTGCTGAAGGCATCGGCGTTTCCAAGATTGAAAGCATGGAGAGCCTGAAGTCTGTATTGCAAACCTTGTGGAAATATGGCGCAGAGATCATTATGCAAGAGTTCTTGCCCGATTTCAAGAACGATGTTCGCAGCATCTGTCTGAATGGCAAGATATTTGCCTGTGCCAAGCGAGACAAGGCTCCTAAGGATTTCCGTACAAACATTGCTCGTGGTTCAAAGGGTGGCGCATTCCAACTTTCTGATGAAGAAATCAAGTTGGTAGAGGAAGCCGCTCGGGTCAGTAAGTGCTACTTTGTTGGAGTCGATCATGTAATTAATGATGGCAAACCATACATCATTGAAATGAATGCAAGTCCAGGTAGCGGCAATATCTACTACCGCTATTACGAGGATGGCAAGGGCAAGAATAATGTTAAGGGCGAAGAACTTGTAGAAGATTTTGTCAATTACATTCTTGTCAAGACGCATTGGAAGTTATTCTCTAATCTAGCCGTGCGTGAGAATATTACAATTGAAGGTGTAGACTACCATGCCAAAATTGATACAGGCAATAGTGGCTATAACATGATTCATGCAGATGAAATTAAGGATAACGGCAATCATACGGTTACCTTTACCTTGCCAAACGGTAAGAGAATCACAAAGAAGATTGTCAGTCGCTTGGTGGTAAAGAGTGGAATTGGTAAGAAAAAGCGCATGGTTGTGTTGATGGACATCGTATTCCGTGGAAAGAAATACCCAAACATCAAGTTCAGTATTGGTGATCGGGCGCATATGAGCAGCAAAGTTCTTCTTGGCTTACAGTTCCTAAGCAAAACTGGCATGGTCGTTGATCCTGCACTTGCCATCTATCCTCAGAATAATACTGATGGACAAAAGGATACAGGTGAGGAAGAAGAAGAAGTCAAGGAAGCCTTCAAGACTAAAAAGAAGTCAAAGTACACTCAACTTTTTGCCGAGAAGTTTGGCGATAAGAAGGAACAGGTTGCCGAAATGGTCAATACTTTGATAGGAATCGAA